GATACTTTTTTTATTTTTTTACCAAAATTTTCTTTAAATTTAGGAAGAAAAAATTTATCAAAATTTACATTTCTATTTTCATAACAAGGATAAGCTTGATATCTATTTCCATAATAACTTGATATAGGTTGGTAAGTTGAATTATATTCAATATTTTTTATTTCTTTTTTTATATAAGAAAAATCTTCTGGTTTTAAAAAATCAGATTTTACAAAAAAACCACCATTATCTAAATTATTTAAATCAAACATTTCTATGTAATAGAATTATATTTTTAATACAATAGTCCAATCTAATTGTTTTAAAATTTCTAAAGTAATCACTGGATTTTGACTTTCTACAATATATTGATGTAACGTAGGAACATCTACAATTATCCATAAATTTAATACATCATCTTTCATTAATATTTTATCTGCTTTTGTTTTACTTGAACCTTTTTTAGTTTGTCTTTCGTTATCATCTTTTTTAAGAGCTCTCACATCAAACTTTAAAATTTGATTTGACCTTCCTTTTAATCTTCCTGAAACATCCCAAAGTTCTTTTTTACTTATTTCTTTAGTTGCCCATTTAACATCTTCTAAATATTTATTTACAAAATTTTTATACATTTTTAAACATTCCTAAATAAGGTCGACCATCATATAGATTATTATTTTTTTTCTTTTTTCTATTATAGTGTAAAAAAACCTGCCCACAAATTTTACCTGTAAAAGGTTCTCTCCAATGTTCTAATTCACAACCAGAATAAATAAGCATATCTCCTGGTCCAAGATTAATCGCAATACCTTTTGGAGCATTGGGTTTATGTATTTCTTTAAATTCATCAATAACATAATTTTCTCCTGTTGGATCAATGTATATTGGCCAAGGATCACCCCCTAAATTAATTGTAGTAGATATTTCACAACTAGGTCTATCTTTATGCCTTTTTAATTTGTCTCCAGGACAATATATTCTAGCATAACTATAGGTAGGTATTAGTTTTAATTTAGTTTCATTTTCTAAAATTTTTTGTGTATTTAATAATAAAGTTTCCATAGTTGGATCACCATAAACACAATAAGCATTAGATTGGACAATTTGAGTATCACCAAAAGTTCCCATAAACCTATCGTATGCTTTCTTATTTTTATAATCATATAAAGAAGCCAAAGCTTTTCTTCTTAATTTTAAAACATCAAAACAAAAACTTGCAATTTCTTTTGAAATTGCATTTTTGCAAACTACATATTTATTTTTTTTAAAACTCATACTATTTAAACGCTGGTCCTAAAAACCAAGCAACTAATGAATATCTTTCTCCCTTTAATACAGGTGTGACTCTGTGATGTATGTATGACGGAAAAACAATTACTGATCCAGCTTCTTTTAATACATCAATAATATGTGTTGGTGTTTTTACTGTTTGTATTTGAAACTCTCCCCCTTTATATTCAGAAGAATCATTTAAAGAAACAACCATAGATATTTTTCTATGTAATTCTCTTCCATTTATATTTTGAGTTAAATTTTCACTGCAATCTGTGTGCCAATCGTAGAATTGATTTAATTTATATTTTGTGAATTGAATTACTTCAATTTGTTCTATATCAAATTTCCATCCAGCTTCAAAATTAGCTTTTGTTAATAAAGAATGTAATAAATGATTGAGCCATATTTCTTTTTCAAGAAAAAATATATCTGAATTCCTTTCTTCTAATTTAAGATTAGATTTTAAATTATTACCTACTTTTCCTAAAGTAAGTTTATTATTTTTTAATGTTTCATTAATTAAGTTGTTACACAACCATTTAGGAATAACATTTTTATAAAAGTAATAGGTATTTTTGTATATCATTCTTTATTTTAATATCACTTTATTTATATCTGAAAAATATAAGACATCTATATCAGATTGGTTAAATATTTCAAGTGCTTCTTCAGGGGTTTCTACTAATGGAAAACCTGCTAAATTTAATGATGTATTCAACAATATTGGAACACCTGTTTTTTTAAAGAATTGTTTTAATATATTATAAAGAACTTTATTTTCTTTTTCATTAACAGTTTGAATTCTACACGAATTATCTGCGTGAACTATAGAAGGAATTATTTCTTTTTTATTAGGTAAACATTCAACTCCATACATCATAAAAGGAGAGTTTTTTAAACCCTGCATATCAAACCAGTTATTAGCTTCTTCTTCTAAAACAGAACATCCAAAAGGTCTAAACCATTCTCTTTTTTTAACCTTATTAATTATATCTTTTCCATTTTTAATTCGAGGATCAAATAATAAACTTCTATTGCCTAAAGCTCTTGGCCCACCTTCTGCGGAACCCTGAAATAAAGCTATGATTTTACTTTTTAATAAATGTTCTATTACAGTGTTTATTTTATCTTTTGATTTTTTTATTTTATAAATAGGTTTATGCCCTAAATATATACTATTAAAATGTAATTTATTTTTTGGTTTAACTAATTGAATATATAATAAAGCAGCTCCGATACTATTACCTTCATCTCCACACATAGGTTCTACGTATAAATTATGTGTGTTTTTTATTTTTTTTAAAACTTGATAATTGTTTAAAATATTCAAAGCTCCTCCCCCTGTTAAAATAATATTTTTATTTAAATGTTTAAATTTTTGTAAGATATCATTAAATGTCTTTTCAAAAATTTTTTGTGTTTCAAAAGCTATTTTTTTATTATCTTCATTTCCTTTAAAATATTTTTTATTTAAACCTAATTCTAAATTGTAACAATTATCTTCAGTAAATAAATCTTTGCTTAATAAAGTTTCTTCAATTATTGAATCAGAATTACCATACGCTTTTAATCCCATAGTTTTACCTTCTTCACCTACTTCATAACCAATTTTTTTAGTTACTCTGGAATATAAAGGACATAATAAATCTTGAGAAGTTACTTCAAATATTGTTTTTTCATTTAGTGAAACAGGTTTGTTTTTAAGTAAAACAGGAATTAATTCATTTTCATATAATACTTTTTTATTTTCTCCTTCTGGATAAGTTAAAAGTTTTTTATATACACAATTAAAATTAAATGGTTGTTTTGCTTGATAAACACTTAATGTTTCAAAAGCTTTGTATCCATTTTCTAAGATAAAAGAACTTCCTCTTCCATCAAAAACAAAAATTAATGCATCATTAAAACCTGAACTATATAATGCTTTGGCTGCGTGAATTAAATGATGGGCTTTATAGAAATGAAAACAATTTTTATAACTTTCTATAATTTTTAATTTCTCTAATACACCAAATAATTCAAAATCATTTGTAGTGTCATATCCAGTAAGAATAACTTTATCAATTTTTATGTTAAATTTTTTTATTTGTTCTAAACATTTTATTGGAAATAAACTATCTTGTTTAATCCTAGATAATCTTTCTTCTTGATTGTAGTAAATTAATTCATAATCTTTAAATAAGGCTACTGAAGAATTATGATTTTTTTGAATTCCTAAAATATACATTTATCTTTAAACAATTTTTTTGGTAAAAAATTGTCTATTATTTTATAATCTTTCATTAAGTATATATTATATTAAATATAATATATTTACAAATATTATGCTAATTCCCAGTTTTGATTAGTATTATTCCAGTTATATTGAGTTCCGTTTTCTAAAACACCTGTCCAAGTTCCAAGATCTTCATTCCAAGACTGTTTTAAAATAACAGGACTATCAGTATCATCTTTTACTAAACTAAATGTTATAGGATAAAAAGGTGGTTCATAAACACATTTAAATTCATTAAATGTCCAAGAAGAGTAGTTTACTATTTGTGGTATAAATGCATCTCTATTTGCATCATAAATATAACCTTTTCCAGCATAGTTTTTTCTAAATGCTTTTGATTGATCGGCCGATTCACTACCATCAGCATTATAATGTTTTCCTTCAAAAGTATTATAAGAAGTTTGTTTCCAAGTTCCACCTTTAAAAAGATTTTGACAATATTGTTCTCCTTTTAAAGAACCATTTTCTCCAACTTCATTGTTATCTATTACAACAACTCTTAAAACTTTATTATTTGAATCTAGTTCTGCAAAATGTGCCATATTTCTCCTAATCAACTGTAACTGTCCCTGAAACTGTAAATGTTGCAATTTCAGCTGCTCCATCTGGTGCTGGTGATGTTGTCACCGTATTAGTAGGTGGTGTAACAACTACTGATGAACCTGTTGGAAATCTAAGTTTAACAACTCCGCTGCCACCATTTCCACCTCTAGCTTGAGGATATGGTGCTGGTGCTGAACCTGCTCCACCTCCACCTCCAGTATTTGCTTGTCCTGGTGTGCCTTGTGTTACTCCATAAGCTTGTCCTGCTCCGCCAGCTCCTCCACCGCCAGCTCCGCCTGCTCCTGGATTGCCTACTGGAATGTAGCCTCCTCCTCCGCCACCTCCAGCAAAAGTAGAAGCCCCTGCTCCTGTAATATTTGCATCTGGAGCTCCAGCTCCACCTGGCCCTGCATTACCTTGTGATCCTGGGCCTGCTATTCCTGCTTGAGTAGCACCTCCGCCACCTCCATAATAACCTGG